AGGGAGGGCGAAGCGGGGTAAGGATACCGCGCCGACGGCCAAGCCGAACGCTGTCGATTTGGGCAAGCTTATCTAAACGGTGAAGGCCGGGGACTAACAATCCCCGGCCTCTTCACTTTTAAAAGAGGGAAAGAGATATGATCGTATTCGTGTACCCTTCCAAGAAAATCCTAAAGGAAAATATCGGAAAGCCCCTCCGCTACATTGAGACTTCACTATTCGGTCCGGAGTATAGACGTGACGGCATGCTGACCGGCGCCAATAGGCCACATATCACCGGCATGGGACGGGAGTTCTTCGCTAATGTGGAGATGGAGAATGGGTTAATTAAATCCGTTAAATAAACAAAGCGGAAAGGGGATGCCTCACCTAACCGTGGGGCATTTTCTTGCCCGAATTCTACTTTAGAATTATTCCAATTCGCAATTGGCATCGAAGAGGGGGAGGGGAAAAATTTGGCGGCGCCGTCGGTGTCGTATATGAATAGACATAAATTTCAAAATTTTAGCTCTTTATATCCACACAAAAAGTATGTATATACCATCTTCTAAATTTTTTTGTATTTTTCTGCTCTTGCCAATTCTACAAACCACCTCTATTCTTTGTTTCTAGGAAAACACCCCCTTTGTTTTATTTTTAGGGTACCCATAGGAGTATTTAAAATATGCAAAAACTAGCTGCTATAACTGGTATTACAGGACAGGATGGCTCATATCTTGCAGAATATCTTCTGGAAAACGGATATAAAGTCTATGCTGGTATTCGACGTACATCCATTCCACTATCCAGTAACACTCGTTTACACAATTTAATTGATCATCCTAATCTAACTTTGATCAATCTTGATCTTTTAGATAACGGTTCTATCAAATCATTTGTGGAAACTATTAAGTCTTACGTGACAAGTTACATGACAATTATGGATAATTATATTGAAGTGTATAATCTAGCCGCTCAGAGCCACGTAGGAGAGAGTTTTAAAATTCCTGTACTTACCCACCAGATTAATGCAGTTGCTGTTGTAGGGCTTCTGGAAGCCTTTACAGAGATATTTAGAAAACAGTTTAGGTTTTATCAAGCTTCTACGTCTGAATTGTTTGGTAACGAAGCTACAGGGACTGAAAAAAGTTTATCTGAACAATCATCATTTAAACCTACATCTCCTTATGCCATTGCCAAGTTGTCTGCTTTTCTAACTGTGAAACATTATCGTGAAACATATAACACCTATGCAGTCAACGGTATTCTGTTTAATCATGAATCTCCTCGTAGAGGATTGGACTTTGTAACAAGAAAGATTACCAATGGTGTTGCTCAATATGCTACGGGCAAGAACAAAGGTCCAATCATGTTAGGAAATGTTCATGCTCGTAGGGATTGGGGAGATGCTAGGGATTATGTAAAGGCAATGCATTTGATGTTGAATACTTCTGGAAGTAAGATTACGGATTATGTTGTTTCTTCTGGTGAAACATACAGTGTCAAGGATTTCTGTAATATGGCCTTTGAGAAGATTGGAATTATTCTAAATTGGCAAGGAAAGGGACTGTATGAATATGCTGTTAACAAGAATGGTACGACAAAGGAAGTTTTGATTGAGATTGATTCTCGTTTCTATCGTCCTTCTGATGTTGAGTATTTACTAGGCGATAGTACAAAGATTAGAGAAAATCTAAACTGGCAACCATCTGTTTCATTCAAGCAGCTTGTATTTGATATGGTTGAAAATGATATTGAACAAATTAAAGGGAATTTATTTAAATAAAATGTTTTTTCATAACAATAAATATAACTTTATCTTTGTTTACACACCTTTGATTGTTTCTGCTATTCCAGAAAACATTCGTCATTACATTCTTGGTGGCAAGGATAGTGAGGTAAACGAATATAAGAATAAAAAGAATATTCTTCCTAATCTTTGTTATTCTTTAAATATCAAACATGCTATTGGCGAGGATGAGTGGAACAACAACTATACCTTTGGTATTGTTCGTAGTCCCTTTGATTATTTAATTGATATGTATGAGTTTTTTACAGAAGGTCCACCGGATCGTGTGGCTTGGTGTAGAGGTATAAAGGAAACAAAGGATGCCGTAAAGGAACAATACAGGCTTAAAAGTAGAGGCTTTAGAAACTGGTTGTTGAATGATAGGAATTATGACTACCTTCATTCATCTCCATTTTGTGGACCTAGACTAACTTCTCAAATGGTTTGGTTATCTGAAGTGAATGATGTTTTCTGTATGGAACAAACTACGCCTTTGTTGAACAAGCTGTTTGAATTGTCAAGAATAACTCTACCAAGCTTTCAAGGTGTTCCATCTCAAAAGGATTTAAAAATAAAAAGAGCCAGTTACTTTGGTCGAGACAACGAATTGATCGACCTTGTAACCGGCTCTTTTAAACAAGAGATAGAAAGATTTGGGTTTAGCCCTGAGTAATCTCCAGTAGTTCTTCCTTTGGTGATTCTTCCATATCCTTGATGGCAATACTTAGAATGCCATCTTTGAATACAACGGATTGAACTTCAAAACTCTTCTTGATAAGAGGAATGGACTTATAGAAGTGATAGGAAGTTGAGCTATAATCTGGATCATCTTTGTTTAATTCTTTTGACTTGATGATAATGTGACGATCACGCTTTGCTACGTCAACGGTCTTGTGATTATGACCTGGAAGAACAAAGTGCATGATGTAGTCCTTGTCATCGTCTTTTAGTGAGTTGGTAATTACGTAATCACCACCATAATGAACAATTTCATTCTTTAGTCCGTTAAATGGTAGTTTCTTTAAAGCTTTATTAGTCATGTTAGCAATTTGACGAGAATCGTCATTGTAGTTGAAGAACAGATTATTCATGTAGTCAACCATGTTTGTGATTGACATCATCTCATTCTTCTGTGTTTCCATGTAGTCGTTGATTTGTTTTAGTAAGCTAGTCATTTTATAAATCTCCTATTGATTAGCAAAATTTATTTTCATTTGGACCCAAAAGGAAAACCTTAGTTATCCCTTTTTTTATGGCATCCATGTATGATTATATGTTACCATAAAATAAAAGTCAACAAGTTTTTTTAAAAAAAAATTTTTGGTTTACGTATATGCCTATAACAAAAAACGATAAGATTCTAAAACATTTTAACGAGAATTATACTGTTCCCGTTACACATCAGGATTATGAAAGTAATTTAGATCATGAGGCTCAAATTCTCTATTGTCACATGGAGACTGAAGAACTAAAGGAACTTATCAAACAAACTGCTGCTACTCGTTCTATGGCTTCCGCTGGTAAGGACTTGCATTCCATGCGTAAGGAATATAATAGACGAAAAGTTAAGCATGTCAAGGGGCAAAAACGACCAAAGAAACATTTTGACTATGTAAAGGATGAACCAGAGGATTTTGCAAAAATGTTAGAAGATACGGATAAGGTAAAAAGCAACTACGCCAAACGGTCAAGAGTTGTTGGTGGTATGACGGCAAAGCAGGAAAAGTTTGCTATGGAATGTGTTGCTACTGGTAATCTGGTTCATGCATATTTAGCTGCTGGTTATTCACAAATGAAAACAGATAAATTAACTTTGCAAGCTGCTAAGAATTTGTTTTATAATAACAAGAAGATCAAAAGACGAATTGAACATCTCAAGGAGGAGGCTTTACGTAGAATGAGTTGGAATGCTGAAAAGGTTTTAGAAAAGGTTGCGGCTGTGTATGAACAGGCCATGACCGAACAGGACTTCACCAACGCCAATCGTAGCATGGAAACCATTGCTCGTCACCTTGGTATGTTTGTTGACAAGTCTGAACAAAAGATCAAGATGTCTCATTTTGCTGATTCAGATGCAGAAGAAAAGATTTCAAAAGACATTGAAGACCTAGCCGATATGGTAGGATTACGAGTTGTCGATGGTGGAAAAAAGTAAAAATTCACATTCGTTAACATATGATAAAATTTTAGAAAGAGTAATTTTCTTTGTCAAAAAAACAAGACTACCTGGAATTGCGAGAGAAACTGTTTGAGCAAGCTATCTTAAAATCTCGCTCAAACTTCCTTACATTTATTAAACTACTAGCTCCTTCACTCATTGCTGATTTTAAATTAGGGAGGCATATTGAGTTACTTGCTGACAAACTTCAAAAAGTACAGGAAGGAAAAATCAAAAGACTTATGGTGTTTCTTCCTCCTCGTTCCTCTAAGTCTGTTATTTGTTCTAAGCTTTTCCCTGCTTGGTATATGGGTAAACATTCAAATCATGAAATACTTTCTGTCTCTCACTCTGACCAATTAGCAGCAGACTTTGGACGATCCGTTCGTGATATTGTAAACAACGAACTATATAAAGAAATCTTTCCACAAACTACACTTAGATCAGATGTACGTGCCGCTGGTAAATGGCAAACAAACCAGAATGGTGTTTATATTGCTGCCGGTGTTAGATCACAAATTGCTGGTCGAGGTGCACACATTGCTCTTCTAGATGATGTTATGTCAGAAGAAGATGCATTCTCAGAAGCTGGTCGTAGATACATCAAGGAATGGTATCCCGCTGGTCTACGAACACGTTTGATGCCTAATGGTAGTGTCGTAATCATTAACACAAGGTATCATGAAGATGATATTTGCGGCTGGCTTCTAGAGACACAAGCTAAACATAAAAAAGAAAGTATATTTAGTGATAATGACGAAGACAACGTAGAAATTGATGAATGGGAAGTTGTTAAAATTCCAGCTTGGTTGGATGAAGATTCAGCCAATCTTTTAAATCTTCCAATTGGTTCTTCTTATTTTCCTGAATGGAAACCAAACGATCTTTTAAAAAAGGACGAGATTGAAATTCGTTCACAGAACGGAACCAAATACTGGCAATCTCTCTACATGCAAGACCCAACACCAGATGAAGGTGGAATCATTAAAAAGGATTGGTTTAAAACTTGGGAGTTTATGGATGAGCCACCAGACTGTGACTTCGTTATTCAAACATATGATACTGCTTTTTCAACTAGAACTTCAGCGGATTATTCTGTTATTCAAACGTGGGGAATTTTTAAAAATATTCAAATAGACAGTGGTGGGTTTGAACATCTTACTCATAATCTAATTCTTCTTTCAAATAAAAGAGATAGATTAGAATATCCAGAGTTGCGTATGGTTGCTCAAGAGATGTATGATAGATATGAACCAGACGTTGTTATAATTGAAAAAAAGGCATCCGGTCAGTCGCTTATTCAAGATATGCGAAGGGCTGGATTGCCTGTTCTTGAATACAATCCAGATAGAGATAAAGTAGCTCGTGTTAATGCTTCTACTCCTATTCTAGAATCTGGTCGGGTCTATCTTCCAGATAAACCTTTTGCAAAGGATTTAATTAACGAAGCCATTAGTTTTCCCAACGCAACATATGATGACCAAGTTGATGCGATGGTAATGGCTATTTTATATTTAAAAGATTCTTGGAGAGTAGATCATCCAATGGATGCTTATCTTATAGAAGAAATGGAAGATAATAATAATAATAATTCAAACCAGAAACGAATTGGATATTGGAGATTTTAATAAAATGTCACTTATGGAAATGTCAAGAAAAAAAATAAAAAAGGCAAAAGCAAAAAAAGAAGCAGATGAGCTTTTTGAAAAAGAACTAGAAGAATACGAAAAAAGCAGAGAACCAAAGACAATTCCTATTGATAAATTAAAGTCTGTTCGTCGTGCTTCTTCACCTTCACAAGAAGCATCAGAACGTTCAGATGTAAAGATGCCTAGTCGTCGTCCTTCTTCACCTTCACAAGAAGCATTAGAACGTTTAGATGTAAAGATGCCTAGTCGTCGTCCTTCTTCACCTTCACAAGAAGCATTAGAACGTTCAGAAGTAAAAGCTCCTAAAAAGACTGGTGAGAAGTTTCTTGGTCTAT